ATACATTTCCAATAGTAACTGTTCTGCATATTGCTACGTGTGTTTCTTTGTTTCTTTACACTAACTATGTAGTCGTTCTCTAATTCCTTAAGGTAACTGAATAGACTTTGCTTATCTCTTTTGTCTTTTATTACAAACTTCATTACTCAGTCTTACTTCTTATCTTTTCTGTTGCTCCTTCCCATAGCTTATCTCGTTTCATACTTAGAGTAGGCTCTGTTCTTTTAAGGTTTGGCATACCGTCTGTTGGTTTACTATCCATATACTTTCCACAACTGCACTGAGCTTCTTTGCATACCCATTTCTTATCTCTCAAGACTATTGTAGCTTTGCCAACTTCTTTTTCTTCTTTACAACATTTGCAAGTGTATAGTGTCATATCTTATTTGCTTAATCTGTCTAGTTCAAAGTGTAAATGGTTTATTGCTTTCTGTATATCTTGTTCAGCAGGGTTGCCTTCTTTTTTACCTGCTCTTAAAAGATAACTGATTGCCGTTCCTATGTTGTAGCTATCAGGTTGAAAGTCCTCTACTACTTTTCTTGCTGAGTAACCGTACTTCTTTCCTGAGTAGTAACTTGGTTCAGGTGTTGCTTTGTAATCTAAATCAATTGGCATATTTTCTAGGTTTTTAATTAGTTTCTCGTTCTGTGTCATTATTTAAAAGATTAAGTAATTGATGAGGTGTATAAATGCGACTATCACCTGAGTAATTTTCAAAGATACAAGTAAAGTTGTCGTTCTCCCAAGTCCAAAGACTTCTGACATTCTTTTTAACGTGGTTGTTTAATACCCATTTAATTGTTTTATAAGTTCTTTTCATATCTATTGTTTTAATTGAGCCAATTAGTATTTATATTCGGTTCATCTTTTTTTAAATACGCTAAGGGTTCAGAAAAAAATAAGAAAATAACCGCATTGTTATTTAAGTTAAGTTTAGCCCTTAGCATATTCTTTATATAGTTTTTTTATTCCATCAAAGCAAGTTGATATACACGAGCCGCAATTAGTTCTTACATTGTATGAAGTATTAAAAATGGTATTATATGTTTCAATCATTCTCTTTTTAGCTGCTTGGTCTTTTGCTCTACCTGTTTTTAAGTCTTCCCACATATCTAATATTTCGTCTACTATTTCCTGAGGTAAAGTATCAGGAGTTTCTACTTCTGTTGTTTTATCCCAATACTTCTGAGGACAAGCCATAGGTGCTATTCGTGCTTTCACTTTCATAAAGCATTTACAAATGGAGCAATTTCCTAATAAAGATTTATAGTAAACACATCCCTTACAAATAGCTATTCTATCTTCATAGACTTCGTTAGGTACAAAGAACTTATTCATTCAATTCTTTTTTAAGTATCTCTCTTACTTTATCTATTGTAGTAAATAAACTATTTCTGCTTATTCCTGTTTTCTTTGCTAGACTGTCTAGTGTCTCTCCTGAGTAATATAACTCGAATATCTTTTTATCATACCAAGTTTGCTTATCTAATACTTTGTCAATTTCTTCTAGCTTAGTCCATTTGTAATTGTCTTCTATTTCTTCAGGTAAGTTATAGATACTATTATGAAAAGCGTTCTGACTAGAGCTTACCATATACACTCCTACTAAATTAGTGTAGTACTTCTTATACTTATAATAAAAAGGACTTCTTACACTTGTCAAACTTCTTCTTAATACTACTGCACCGTAACCCTTTATTCCTTTGATACCATCTTTATCATAAATGTTTTTTAATGTTTCAGGGTTCATCTGTAGGAAATACAAGAACATTTCTTGACAAGCGTCATTAATAGCTTCTTCATCTTGCGTTATACCATAACACATATTTCTAAAGAAAGAACTTAGCTTTGATATTTCTGCGTATATCTCAGTCATTTACTTGTTCTAAAGCGTCTATTTTGTCTACTACATCAAAAACCATCTCACTAAGTACAACCTTATAAGCTCTTATTATTGAAGCGTTAGTTTTAGTTTCAAGCCCTGCAAAGAAACCATTTGTAGCTACTGATAGATTTATTGGTATTATCATAATCCAATCGTACCAATTTCTCTCAACTCCTTTGCCATAGTTGTTGTGATATTCTAAGATAGTATCTAGCACATCTAAATAATTATTGTATCTTGATTTTGAACTTACATCTTTTGCAAACTCAGTACACATAGTTATATAAGTTTCGATTATGTTCTTGTGTTCTTCACTTGCGTATATCGGTTCTATCATACGCCAAACTTAATAAAAAAGTTTACTCAATTCCTCTTTCTTTTTTTAACTTATCAACAAGTGATTTGTAATAACTTATCTTTTCTTCATATTCAATACGACTTATCTTTACAGTTGTTCTAGCTAAGTATTGTAATTCTTCAGCCTTGCCTTCCCCATACTTTCCATCTAAAGCTAACGAGAATTTGTACTGTTCACCCCAAGAATAGACGTTACATTTCACGCACTGAACCTGACAATTTTCCTCATCAAATCTTGTAGACAAATGCTTCCTACTTTGAAAGTGTCCGTTTTGCATACCCTCTTTGTAGTGCCTGACTATTCCACAAGTGAAGCATTGACACATTCCATATTCGTTAGCTTCCCTAAGTCTAATGTAAAGACTGAACCACTTGTCAAGTTCCTTTTTTAATTTACTGACTGACTTCTTCATAGTTTCTTACAAAATACTTTTGTATTGGTTTGTTTTTCTATATTCCATTTATTAACTTCTTCGTGTGTTTCTATCCATATTTTAGCTGAAGCCGTACTAGGACTTATTCTATTTAGTAATTGTATAAACATATATTCTGTTATCACTTTATTTGGGTTGGTGTGTGAATTATGATTTACCATTAAATACTTTCCATAATGTGGTATGTATTTTACATCTATTTTTCTTTCGCCTATAAATATATCAGCTTCAACTTCAGGTTCTGTTCCTAATATACTTAAAGCCTTAAAGTCTTCGCCAATAGCAGTAAAATAATGTTGAGCTATTAACTCGGCTAAAACTCCCTGAATATTATATTGTTTGGTTTTATCACCTACATAGTAATCCTTATCCTTATAGTTTTTGTGCATACCTTTAGTTCTATCAGATGATATGTCTTTTGCAATATTATGTAATACATAAGGATAAGTGATTTCTCTCATAACTCGTCTTTAAACTTAGAACAAAAATAAGCTTCTAAAATACAAAGTACAATTATTATTCCCCATACGATTGTTAATATCTTCATCTTAAAAAATCTAATATCATTTCATAAAAATCTTCTTCATTGTTTTCTGTCCATTCTTGTATCTGTTCTTCAGTAAGTTCTTTTCCATTTTCATCTTCTGCATAGCTTATAAAAGCATCACAAAAATCAGGGTAATCCCAAGACTTCACATCTTCTAATTCATAATCTGTTAATTTCATTTTAATAGTTTTACAGGTTCTTGATACCATAAGGTCTTTCCTTTTGGCTTTCCTAAAGTATGAACTTCATAGTAAGCATTGTCTACTAACTTCTTCTGAGCATACACCCACTTATAGAATGTTCTGATATTTAAAAAGGGTTCATCCTTTCCAAATCTTACTCCCTGTCTAAATGCGTCCTGAACTTGGTTAAAGGTCATATTTCCAAAACGCTTTTCTTGTATTAAGTCTTCTGCAAATATCTTACTTAGACTTGCTAAGGTCTGAGCGTCTGACCTGTGTCCTATTTCAACTGAAGTCTTAGCAACTAAGTCTAGTACTTTTTCAGTTAGGTCTTTTAAGTTTTCTTGTTTTAATGGTTTCATAATAATTCTTTTGCTTTTTGCCATTCATTAATTTGAGCGTCTAACTTACTCATTGTTTTTTTATTAGACTTAGGTTTATCCCATTTCTTTTGATTAGCTGCCCAAGTCTTTAATCTGAGCTTTGTACTCCAAGTTTTGTTTAATTCATATTTCATTTTTGTATTAGACTTATTAGGCTCTGTCCAATAATCTATAAATCCATTTAAAATACTTTCATCATAATCAAAAGACAAAACCTCAAATACAAATTCATTACGCCTATTAGATATATTATTTTTATTATTATTCTTATTGTTATTCTTATTAATAGTTTGCGTTTTTTTAACTGCTAGTTGTTCACTTTCTTTACAACTAGTTTGCGTTTTTTTAACAACTAGTTTTGCAGTTTCTTCACAACTAGTATTGAAATAACTTAACAACTTGGCTTCCATTATTTTAAAGTGCTGCTTTGCAGGAACTCCAATTACTTTAGTTTCTATTATTCCTAAGTCCTTTAGCCTTTTAATTGCTTTCCTTTGCTGATGTGAAGTTAAACAAGTGTCTTCTTCTATATTCTTAGCAGTATTAAAAAACCATCCGTCAGTCATTCCGTTAGCCATAAAGTATTCTTCTTTGCTAATTAGGTCGGCAAGTAGGACTGCCCCTTTCAATCCTACCTGCTTCGCTAATTGCTTGTTCACTATTAAAAAAGCTGAACTACTTAATAAATGTTTCATATTACTTCTATTTCGTGTTGATAATTTTGAAGGGCTAACTTACATAATTCAAATTTATTATAGAATTCTCTGTAAGAAACTTTTATATCAGCTCCAAACTTACCGCAACTAATACGAATAGTTGTCTGATGTTTATCACTATCAAATATGTCGTTATTTCTTAAATATCTCTTTAAATCATACATATCTTTAAAAGTATATTTTGCATCTTTAATTTCTGAATAAGCATTGTAAATTAAATTAAATGTATCTCTATACTTAGGAAAAGAAGCATAATTAAGAGCGTGTCTAACTTCATAATGATTAACACTTGTTCTATCTCTATCCAATACTTTGGCAATTACTTCTCTATGTGTTCCGTCTTCAATTCTTGCAACCATAGCTGCAATCATTCTAGGGACTTGGTATTCTATCTTCCTGCATTTTAAAGCTAGAGAGCCTTTAGGCAACCCCACTAAACTTGTAGTGAGGTCGCAAAGGTTTTTAAAGTTATCTTCTGTATTCATCTTAAAAAGGTAAATCGTCAGGAGTAGTTCCTTCAAAATGTTTATCTAAACCATTATTAGATTTAGATTTATTACTCTGATTAGTGAAAAAGTATCCATCTATATTGTGAAAATATCTACCGTTGTATTCTTTTGAATAAACATTACAAAGAACTGATACTTCCATTCCTATTTCTAGCTTGTTCATTTGTTGTAATTTATCACCAAAGGCACTTACACATACTTCATTGTTAAACTCCCCGCCTGTATCAATTACTATTGATTGCTTTTGCCATTCTTTACCTGCTTTAGATGTTCCTGTTTCTAATTCAAGTTTCTTT